AGCTTCTGGTTTCCCGTCGCTCCTGGGGTGACGACGCTGCCGATCACACCGCCTGTTGTGAACGGCCAAATGACGGTAGTCACTGTCGTGCCTCCCTACAACGTGGCCATAAAACTTCAACCAACGCTGCGCACTGGTTTGACAGTTGTAGGGCGGCCTTATGCACTGTCCAACAGCTCAACGCACACATTGACGATCCACGTCAAGGTTCGCCCTGTGGTGAAGATGCAAAGCGGATCAAGCAGCTTTAGCTTGGAGCCTGGCACGCCGACCGCCTCTGGGTTGCCACCTTCTGTCAGCGTGCCAAGTCTTAGTTTTACGTTGCAGGTCACCGCACCAACGGTTAGCCCCTAAGGAGGCAACCTAGCGGTGAAGTGTTTGTACTATGGCTGTAACTGTTTATACCTATAACCACACAGCCAGCATGATCGGCATGGGCCACGTGCCTTTGGACAGTTGGGTTGTGATGCTTTGCACTAGCTTGACCTTTAACGCCACACACACATCCCTCATCAGTGTGGTACGCACCGAAGTGGCCAGCGGCACCGGCTATGTCACCAACGGACAGTATCTTAATAATCCAACGGCCACGATTGTCACAACCGACGATGCGGTGATTGATGCTGACGATGTAGTTTGGACTGCCGTTGGCGGCAGTATCAGCGCCAGTCATGCACTGATCTACAGCACCTCTGGCTTTGTTGGTGATGTGCCGCTATTTGCTTTGGACTTAGGAGGTATGGTTACAGCTACTAGCGGCAATAACTTGTCTATTAACTGGGATGTCACCAATGGCATCTTCAAACTGTCAAAGGTGTAAGCCATGGCGCAATCAACTCAAATCAGCACAAAAGAGCTAAAGCGGGTGGCTGCTGAGTCCTATGAGGGCAAAACGTTAAAGGTTATGCTCTGCACCGTAGGGGCCTCGGGCTTTACGCAGGAAAGCACTGTGGCTAATTGGCAATCGGTAGAGCAAAGCGGAAGCGGTTATGTACGCTTTTCAATCGTGATTGGCACCGGCTCATACAACAACGTGTCGGGCCTTTATGCACTGCCGCAGATCAATGCTGCCTTCGTTGCCACCACGGCCTACAGCTGGGATCGGGTGGTGCTATACATCGACGGAGAAACCTTCATTCACAGCCTAGTCAGCGAAACACCTAACCAAACGCTGCAGAGCGGCGCGACTTATACCTACACACTGTCGTTGACAACTGATGACTGATGGCACCGACACGGGTCGACATCAGTGTTGACGGCGACGACCTACTACGCCGAAATGCCGACCAAACAAAAGCAAAACGGTTTGCTGCCGTTGATCAGAGGTTTTTTGATGGGGTGCAGGGCGAGGCCGTCGAAGCACGAAAAGTAGCAGCGGCAGCTGCAGGAGTAGATGCGGACGGCAGGCCACTAAACGACAAAGCTAAAGATTTGCAGCGTGTGGATGATGAGCCAGGGGCTAACCGCCGCAATAGTTTGTTGTATGTGTGCATGGGGTTTGCGGAACATCCCGATCAAGCTGTATGGCAGCCATGGTTATCGCGCATTGCAGCACGCGGTTTCAAAAATTACACTTTTGTCTATTTGCAGCTTGAGCCGCAACCTAGTAGTTATAGGCCCAAAGAGGTGCTGTTCAAAAATTATCACAGCGACATGGCAGCTTTTTGGCTGGCCAACCACTTTGATCGCGTAAAAAATGAAGCAGCATCCGGCGCCAATACTTACGTTCCAGCAAGGACGGTAGACATACCAACTTGGTACAGCCTGTGGAACATGGGCTATGCTAAGAAGATTTGGACCGTATTCACTCCTGAAGGACACCCTGTGGTGAGTGAAATTCCATTTGGAACTTTCACAACTAAAGGCTATGTCGATCCAAAAGCGGCGACCTTAACTTATACGACGTTGCAGCCGTTTGCCAGTGTGCTGCCACAAGACCAGCGAAGGGCTATGCGGCTAGGAGTCTTTAACTACAAGGCCACAGGTGCCTCGCTACTGCAGACGCTTAAAACGGTTACGGGCTTACCGCTGAATAAATTCAAGCATGTGGTATTTGATGTGCACCCTATATATCGAGATCATCAAACTGCCTCTGACACATTAGGCAGCCCAGGGGTGCTTCACAAAAAAGCGGCGATCAATCTTTTGCCCTTTCTGGAGGAGGTTGGCAGTCACCTGCGCAACGCTGGCTACCGGATGGACAATGGCCTTAATCTTGGTAGTTCCGCATCGCCGCAATGGAATGGCTATGTCAACCCGTTTGAGTTTCAAGGAGTAGCAATGGGGACTGATGAACGTCAAAACATTATCTCAGAGGGCCTGGCAAATGGGTTTTACAATGCTTGGCGACCTGAGTTTTATTATCCGTTCATCCCTACTGTTCTTCCGGCGCGAGGCCTAGATCCGCTAGTTGACTATCGTGCTTCGTTGTCTAATCCCCTCACAGCCACGGCTGTAATACCTCCGGTGGTGGGGTTAAATGATTTTTTGAATGGCTTGGGTAAGCCTGAATGGCGTGGCTTGAAAACTGCTTTTTTAATGGATGCTGGCATAAATGATTATGGCGGTACTTATCAATACCCGAGATCTTATAAATATGTTTCCAACCCTCACTTGACCACGGCCAAGGCCAAGGAACTTCGCTATACTTATCCTGCTTTCAACCCGCTACTGCGGCTTTATATAGTGCTTGATGCGTTATTTGGTTACGGCATCCTATAAGTAGGTGACGTTATGACACAGGTGCCAGCGCCGCAAGCACTGCTCAAGTTGACCGAGCGCTCTGCATTGCTAACCCAGGCCAATCGTTTTGGCTACCTGCGCAAACGTCTTGCGGCTACGATTGTCCAAAGCGTTTCCGTTATCAAATGAGTCTCCCATTTGTTACACCACCGGCACCAAGCAGCAAGCGCTTTATTGGCAATCAAGAGTCTGGTGTCCTTGAGTTTGAAGTGTGCGGCGGCTTGACGGTTGGCGAAAGTGCCACCATCTCTGAGTTGCTAGCCAGTCAGCAAAGTGCTTTTGTCCGTGGTGCACAGATTGCTGATGCGATTGCTAAAGCAGAATCTATCAGCTTGACGGAAGCATTCAGCATTTGCGAAAAGGCGATTAGTGGTTTAGCGCTTGAGCCTGAGGCAGACCGCATACGTGTGCAGCACGCCGAGCGTATTGAGCAGTTGGCGCAGAGCTATGCCAAGGCCGGCCAGCGCAACATGGAAGCTTCGGTGACTGCCTTGATACGTCATCGCCTTAATCAGCCACAGTGGTCGATGGAAGACACGCACGGGCTGAAGCGCGTGTTGTTTCAAGGGATCTGGCAGCTGGTGTTGGACGAGCAGGCTGCTGAAGAGATTGCCAGCGCTCCGATGACTGAAGACGAATTGGGAAAGCCGCTGCGGGCCAGTGGAGCCCAGCGAAAACGGACTGGCAAGCCATCTTCTATGACCTCTGCCATGCATTCCCAGGTCAGTTCCACCGCACCAGCTTTGAGCGCGAGCTAAGGGCCGAGGTGCTGGCAGCGCACGGCCAATGGCAACGAATCCAACAGGAGCAGGCCAGTATTGCGGAACTGCCGGTGGCGCAGCTAACGGCAATGCTCGGCAACATTCACCGCGATCCCAAGAAAGGTGAGCCCTTTAACGCCCTTCAGTTTTGCCTGTTTCGCGCTCAGAACAGCGAAGAGCAGGTGTTGCCGCCGGTGGTTGCGGCATTGGCTTTGCAGCTGCGGCATGAACAACGCTGTCCGCCGCTATTGTTAACAATATGGCCACAGATCTTGGCTTCTGTGCAGCAGAATGTCAAGGTGCCTGAAGTTCGGGCATTAAAGTCTGACGATGAAGCGGTCTGGGTGCTGGCACCGACTTGGGAGGGCAAGCATTGCCGAGGCGCTTTGGTTTTAGTTAAGGGTCAAATTAGCGGCACAGTACTGCTAAGGGAACTGGATCGACCTTTAATGACACATTATTTACAGATCCCGAAACGGCATGGTTTCGGCTGGCTAGAAGCGGGATTGTTGCTGTTGTCGGAAACCTGAGAATATGAACCTGCTTAGCCTGCGCACTGAGCTTGAGACCACACTGGTCGATGTGCTTGGCACTTACACACTGGCAAATGGAATTAAGACGCCTGCTATTGCGGTGCGAGCGCCAGGGGAAAGTCTGCCGACTGGGACCGTTGTAGCGGGATTGGAATGTGTCATTGTGCGTGAGCCAGAGCTGGTGCCAATCCGCCAGTACGGAAAAGAACATTCGTTTAGCCGCTGGACCTTGTATTTGGTGGACTGGAGTGGTAATGCCAGCTTGCAGGAAGTGGCAGGTCGATTGCTGTGGTGTTATCCGGGCAGCAATGCGGTAAGCATCACGGTGCCAAGGGGTGTAGGTCCACGCAGTCAGATGCGGGTAGACATTCAGACCAACCCAGACAAGATCGTGAGCTGAGGGGCAACCTTAGGCATGGCCATTACACCTGCCACATACAACATCCGGCCGCAGCGGCGAGCGGATTTTGAGTTACAGATTCAGCTCAAGGACAGCAGTGGCACGGGTATTAACCTTGCAGGTGCGACTGTTTTGGCGCAGTGCTGGAACAAAGACCGTAGCACTAAATACGGCGACTTCACGGTGACAATGGTTAATACGGGGACTGGGTTGGTCAAGATTAAGCTTGGTCATGCAATCACGGCAACGCTGCCGGACGAGGCCTATTACGACGTGATGTTGATCAATGCTAGCGGCCTGCGGGAGTATTACCTAGAGGGCATCGTTCGGCCATCTGAGGGCTACACAGCGCCTCCCTGAGCCATGAGCAACACGGTTGAAATCACCAGCACTGGCCAGGTCTTGGTGAAGGAGGTGGCGCAGCAGATTATTGAGCTGCAAACGCCTGCAGCACCAGTCACAGTTGAGGTGCAAACGCAAGGGCCGCAAGGTCCAACAGCGGTTTATGGCTTAGGTGCTTTAAGCGATGTGGACATCAGTGGCAAGGTGAATAAAAGCGTTTTGTATTACGACGCAGCCAGCGGCAAGTGGAAGGGCGACAGCTTGGAGACCATTTTGACGTTGACTGATGGCGGCAACTTTTAGCAGCAAATCGGAAAGCTAGGTCCAAACCAGTCTCTAGCTCGTCGCCGTGGCTAACACGATCCGAATCAAGCGCTCTACAGGTAGTAGTGCGCCTACGAGTCTGGCTAATGCGGAGCTGGCCTTTGCTGAAGGCGCTGCGACGCTGTTTTACGGCACAGGCACCGGTGGAGCGGGCGGCTCGGCCACCAGCATTATCAAGATCGGCGGCATCGGTGCCTTTATCAGCTTAGGCAGCGAAACGCAGTCTATAGCTGGCGATAAGACGTTTACAGGCAACGTCTATGTGCCCACCGCCACAGTTGGTAACAACAGCACAAAGGCGGCAAGCACGGCTTTTGTGCAGTCAGCACTGAGTGGTTATCTGCCAACGACTGGCGGGACGATTAGCAGCAGCCTGACAATTACAGGGAATCTGATTGTCAATGGCACAACCACGACGGTGAATAGCACCACAGTTGATGTCGCTGATAAGAATATTACGCTAGGGAATGTCGCTACCCCAACAGACGCCACAGCTGATGGCGGCGGTATCAGCTTGCTTGGCGCAACGGCAAAGACCTTTAGCTGGGTTGATGCCACTGATGCATGGACTAGCAGCGAGCACATCAACCTTGCCAGCGGCAAGGGCTATTACATTAATGGCACACAGGTGCTGAGCGGCAGCGCTTTGGGCGCTGGTGTTTCTAGTAGCTCGCTAACGAGCGTTGGCACGATTACTACTGGCACTTGGAGTGCTACCGCGATTGCGCTCAACAAAGGTGGCACTGGCGCGACAGATGCTGCGACCGCCCGCACCAGTCTGGGAGTGGCCATCGGCAGTGATGTACAGGCCTATGACGCTGATCTGACCACGCTGAGCGGGATGCAGACCGGTTCGCCTGCTGCCTTGGCGCTGCTTACTGCCGCAGAGATAGGGGTCATTGATGGCAGCACAAGCGCCACGCCAACCACGTTGATAGCCACGGATCGGATGATGGTAAATGACGCCGGTGTGATGGTGCAGGTGGCTTTGAGCGATCTAGTTACCTTTTTGAAAGATGGCACCGCTAGCAGCTTTGATTTAGATGGTGGAACGTATTAACACGGCAACGGAAAGCTAGTGTGTCCGGCTAGATAGCCACTCGGACAGCCACATGGCTAACACAATCAAGCTCAAGAGTTCTGCAGTTGCTGGAAAGGTGCCAACCACCAGCGATTTGGCGCTGCGAGAGCTTGGCATCAACACCTATGACG